GGTACTTTCGCTTTTGCTCTACATATCTATTTGTCGTTCTTGCTACATATCCTTTAAATATCCCATTGTCTAATATGGGGAATATAATTGGATATGCTATATTATAAGATACCCTGCAATCCGCTGTGTTTAAATCCTTCTTTGTAAATCCCCTGTTATGCATATACTCATATGCCCTTTGTTCTTCTTCTTCCAAATCTCCATACCAATCCATTGTTTTCAAACCATAAAAATAATCGTCTGCTTCAATAATTGCTTGGTGATTATTTATTTTTTTCTTTTTCTTATATTTCGCATTTATCTTTTTGATTTCCTTGCTATTCAGAATCCTTTCAAGATAAATGCAAACCTGTAAATCATTTAACTCTGGCTGTGCATTTTTAACAAAATCATATGCATTACCATATAATCCACAACCAAAACAAAAGAATGTGCCATCAGAAAGATTTATTCTCATTGATGGGTTTATATCATCATGGAAAGGGCAAACTATGCTGAACTCAGACGTTGGAACATCATCATTTATTATTCCATAGAATACCAAGACTTTTAATAAATCTTTTCCTGTATATTTTCTTCTCATTTTTTAATTTCCGTTAACTTGATATAAGGCTTTCCTAATTCCACATCATAACAAGAATTTAATTGCTTTTTCTTTATTGTTCCTGTTTGATATGCATTATCAAGTTTTGTTTCATTTACAACCTCGTTAACCTCTATAAACTTCTTAAACTCTTTTGGCTTCACCCCACAGGTTTTAAGATATTCAATAAGACCTCCCATATCACTAACAACATATGTTTTGTCTATAACTTCTTTCTGCTGTTCTTTTGTCAAGTTTTGTTTTAACTTATCAATAAACCAAACAATTTTTCTTTTTCTAATTTTCTGTACTTTCAAATGTTTATGATTTGAATAATACATTTGAGTTTCATCAAGAGTCACGTTAAAACTATCTGTTTCTTGTGTGGAATACATATAGTTTGAAATGCTTAAAGACTCCTTTCTGTTTACTTCATCTAAATATTGTTTTGCTTCTTTTTCATTCTGCCTTGCTTCATAAAGAAGTCTAACACTATTCTTCACACTTGTTGGAATTGATGTATCTATCATGAATATCTCTCCTTCCCTGTTTTGTTCTATGTCCTTTAATATAATTACGAATATCTTTAGGGAAAGAATTCGCTGTATCATTTTTGCTTACAATGAATAATAATTCATCAAAACCAATCTTGACCTCTGTTCCATAGAATGTTTGAACTTTTACAAGCTTTTGCTTTCTGTTGATACCTACAACTTTTGCAAACCTAAGTTTTCTATATACATTCTGGTCTTTTGCTTCTACATAGTGAATAAAAGCGATTGTTGAACCAACCTGTAATACTTCATCATATACCCATTGCGGCTTCTCATATGAATATTTTTCCGCAATCTGTTTTAATGTTGTTGCATAGATTCCTCTATACTTGTTTTCTGTCTCCTGCTCTTTTTCCGTTGCTTCCTCTTTTCCTTCCTCCCACGCTTCTTCATCATCCTGTGCATGTGTCTCTTCTACTACTTCCGCAAATGCTTCGATTGCTTCTACAACATCTGCTTTTTCTTCTTCCTTGCTGTTATCCTCTTCCCCTTCTTTTTCTTCATTCTTGTAAAACTCTACAAGATTATCAATTAACTCCTGCTTTGTGAACTTATGTCCTTTATGCTCTAATTTAAGTCCTTTCTCTCTTGATAATGCTTTTAAATCCTTCACTTTTAAATTACTTAAATCCTTCATGTTTTTGCTCTCCTTTTCTTTTTGCTTGTCTTAATTATACTACTGCTTTCTCTCTTTGTCAACACCTTTTTTTGAACTTTATTTGTACTTTTAATCTTATAATAAAATTTCTTCAAAATCTGTATAATAATCAAAAACTACAAAACTTGCTTTGTTAATATCTTCCTCGCTAAAATAATAAGGGTCTTCTTTTAACATTTCACAAGCTTTCTTAATGGCATCTTCTCTATTCATTAAATGAAAGTCGAAGCACTCTTCTTTAGTTACTCCATATTCATCGCTCAAAACGAATCCTACCTCTGTTGCGTTGTTTTCAAATGTTTCAAATTCTGCTCCTGTCATAAGTCCTTCCATTTTGTTTTCCTCCTAAATCTTGTTTACTTCTTTTGATGTTTTAATTATAACACTAACAACTTGCTTTGTCAACAACTTTTTTAAAAAGTTTTTAATTTTTCAAAATCAACTAAATCTCCGATTGTAACAAAAACATAATGTTTTGTTTTCCTTCTCTCTTTAAATTTTTTATTGAGTCTCTCAATCTCATTTTCACAATACCAAATTGTTTCTGTATCCTCTGAAAATGTTGCACACTCTAAAAGGCTTTCTAAATTTTTAATCTGTTCTTTAATTGCTTTCATTTTGTTTACCTCACTTTTGTTTATATCTTGTTCTCTCTGTTCTTGATTATATTATAACACAAATAAAACAAATGTCAATAGATATTTTAAAATTATTTAAACAAAAATAAAGCTTATATACTACATAAATTAATATATAATATATAAGCTTATAAGATATAAATTATTTAGTTAGTTATTTGTTTTGTTTTCTTTCATCATTTTTCTTTCTTTTGCTGTGAACTCGTCCTCATATTTAGACTTATACTTTTTATGGTATTTGTCTTGCATGTTGTGAATTGAAACAGAATCATAACCTGTACCATTTAGCTGTTCACACATTCTGTTAATTTCTTTAATTTCTTTTGTTACGTTTTTTACTAACTTAGAAATGTAATCCGCATCTGCTGTCATACCATAATTTGTACACTGTTGCCATAGTTCCTCATATAATTGTTTTGTTTGTTCTTCCCAGTCTTTATACCTCTGCATAGCTGACCGAACAAACTTTGGTAACACGTTGTCATTAACATCTGTTGTGGTATATCTGCTCCAATCAGAAGGGATAACCTGTGGTAAATCAACCTGTTTCATTGGTATTATTTTATGATGCAAATTAATATATTTATGATGCAATTTTCTTTTGCCTGCTACCTCACTCATATATTGGTATTCTAATTTACGTTTGAAACCTTGCAAACCTAAAAAACAAAAGTAATCGGCTAATTGTTCATGCATACTCAAAGCCTTTTGCATATGTTCATCAAGCTTTAAATATATTTCTTCTGCACACTGTTCTTTTTCTCTCTCATTTGTTTTCTGCATGGAATAACTTTTGTTTTGTTTCGTTTCAACTGACCATGGCTGTTCATCCTGTCTATTCATATCTTGTTGTCCATTATACATTTCATTCATTCAAAACACCTCCTAAATTGTTGGGAAATTGTATGCTGTTTTGTTTAACTCACAAGAAGAAACAACAAAAGTTCCACTATCCGTTGCTACGTTTGTATGGTATACTCTACGACTTCTTATTTGGTCTGCATGGACATTGTTTCCACATTTTGTTCTTAAAACATACTGTGCTGTTCCTGTTCCAAGTGTAATTGCTACTGTATCTGCACTAGATATTCCTGTCGGTAATCCTTGTGCAACACAAATACATACTTTTTGTTTATTCACAAAAGTTTCCTGTGGTATGTTTAATATTAAAACACCATCTGTCAAAGTTACACTATTTGTTTTAACAAAATGTACACATCCTCCGCAACCATAACCATTGTTATTATATAAACTACATGACATAATCTCAAACCCCTCTCTAACGCTCTACAAGCCGAAATAAGGACGGTATTTCTACCGCCCTACTTCTCACGCTCTAAGCGGATAAAATACTACCTAGCACCCACAGCAATTATTACAACCGTTGTTATAATGAGAATACATATGAGCACTCTCATAAGGTGAACAGGTCTGATAAGCTGGAATTGGTGTTGGTCTTAATGTGGAAATTAATGTTGCATTTTGTGCCTGCTGACTTAACTGGAAGTTAGCTGTTTGAAGTTCATCCCTTAATGACTGGATTTCATTCTGTGTCATTAATGCTCTTGTTGCATCACCATCCGCTTTAATAGCATTAACAATGTCACAAGTGTTACGAGCATTTTCATAACGTACAGCATCAAGATTCCGATTAGTTGTACAGCAACAATCTGCTAACTGTGTGGCAAGTGCATTTGTGTTCTGCATACCTGCAACGGCTACATTATTAATCGCCTGCTGTGTGCCATTAAAACCATTTAAGAGTGAGGTGTTCATAGCATAGAAACCATCACAAAGTCCACTCTCTAAACCATTCAGTTTGTTAATAACCGCTTGGTTATCAAAACCTCTTTGAATAGCTGAATCTGTATATGCACTTGCTGTTCCATTCATGCCATTACCTCCCCAGTTTCCTCCCCAGTTACCGCCCCATGCAAGTAAGAAGAAAAGAAAAAATACCCAACTGCCATTGCCATCAAACATACCTTCATTGTCTCTGCCTAATGCTAAAGCATCAGCTACGCTTAATCCGCTACCATCCATACCCATGATAAGTACCTCCTGTATGATTTTTATTTATATAAACCACTATTGGTTCATACCTTATTTTCTAAATGCTGATTGCATTTGTTTCATTTGATTTTGAAACTGGTTATATGCATCTTCTAAACTAATACCCCTTTGTTTACAAAGATTATTTGCTACCTGTTTCAATTCATTCTCTGACTTTCCTTGTGCCATTTGTTTCGCCCTTGCAAATAATGGATTATTTTTAAACATCATTTCCAACTGGTTCATCTAGGACACCTCCTCCAAGTTCTTCAATTCTCTGCTTCATTGATTTAATAACATCTTCAAAATCTTTTCTCAAAACATACATATTGTTTTGTTGTGCCTGTTGCTCCTGCATTTTATTTTGATTATCCTCTAATACATATGTTTTTAATTCCGCTGTTCCATCCAACATGATTTGTTTTGTGTAAATCTTTTTGTTTGCTACATCTGTAAAAACAAATAAACTACCATCCAAATCTATCATGCTTGCCTTTGCTTCGTCATAACTGGAAACAGGTCTACAATTAATCATTTGTTGTGGTTGATTAAATGCTTGCTGACCTCTCATATATCCGTTATACTGATTTGCATATTGCTGTTGGTCGTATGCATTTACTCTATCTTGATACATTTGCTGTTGGTAAGGACTCAACGGCTTTCCCATGCCATAACCACCATAAGGGTATGTCATTTCCACTCCCTCCCTTCCTTTTGTATGACTCCATTATACAACTATTATTGTAATAAAAGTATAAATAAAATGTATTCCTAGTACACAAAAAGGAGATACAAAAACGTATCTCCTTTATTTTACATAATATTTCCAATTTTAATCAATAGTTTTCTGTGCTTATTCTTGACAGACGATTCTAACATGCCTAACACATCTGCAATGTATCCCAAAGACTTGCCTTGTTTATAATGCATTTCTATAATCTTTTTGTCTTCTTCACTTGCCATCAAGTTGTTTAACATTCTATCAAAATCCTCTACAGAATCTATTTGCTTTAATTTCTTTCGAGTCAAGGCATTTTCTTTGTTCATGCCACCACCCCTATTTCATAAACTTACCACAATTAGGGCAACGCTTTTGCCCCGTTGTGCTTTTACCTGTCTTTCTTCCACTACCTTCTCCGACTCTTCTTCTTGTTGTTGTTCTTGTCACCTTAACATATGCTTTCGCCATATTTTATCCTCCTATTTCTTTTCATTATGAACTGCGTTACCATTATATTGATTTCCGCTTACATCATTATCATTATACTCTGCATTTGCATTTTCTCCCTCTGTTCCAACCTCAATCTTTTCTGTTGTAGTTGTTTCAAACTGTGATTCATAATAAACAAAACCAGAATACCCGACAACTGCTTCTGCAAACATCAAAACAATTAATAACATAATAATTTTATCTTTTATTTTGTTAGACTTTGCATATTCTTTTTGTACATCCAACAATACTTTACTTTGCTTACTGTTTTATCATCCATAAAACCCACCTCTAATCTACATACCTTCATAAGTTGCATATCTTCTAAATATAATCCTTAATAACCTTCCGACTGTGTTTTTCTCCATAAAATCATATAATTCCTTACTAATTCTTATTCCTGCTGTGACTTTTTTCTTTGAATCAGTCGTTATCTGATATGTAAAATATCGTTTAATTGTTACATTACCAAAATCATTGAGATTTACATAAGGTATTGGTAGAAGTGTATCTTCGTCTGAATCATAATATAAACATTCTATTGTAAATTCGTCAACACTCTCTCCAAATATATCGACAAGAGCAATATATGCCGTTCCATCTGCATTTCTTGAAAAGTGCTTACTAGAACAAATGTCATATTGTTGCCAATTCTTTGGTGTTAACTTACTCATAGAACTTTTAAGCTCTCTTAAAGTTTGTTGTGCTTGATTTGCTATTGTTTGTAAACTTTTTGGAGAACCAACCATAAATTCTGTTCTCAAATCTGTTACTGACACGCCATCTGATATATAAGAAACAGTTCCTAATAAGATTCCATATTGTGCATCTGTTTTTGGAACATTTGGCTGTCCATCTACTAAATCAAGCAATTCTACTCTCATTCTTCTGTCAGCCGCAACATACATTAGTGCAATTGCTTTTGCTGTATTAACAGTTAAAGATATTTCCAAGTCCTGTTCATCGAGTGTATACCAATACCCATTAATAAATGCCTTTCCCTTCTTAATAAAAAGACTCATTCCGCTTGCATATGGTTTTAACCCTTGCACTGTTGTTTTGTCAATCGTTCCTGTTAATGTTTCCGAATCCTCAACATATATTCCATTCGGAATAAATAAACTTAAACAATCTGCAAAATCTTCGGCTTGATATGTTCTATCATATGCACCATCTTGTAGCCTTGCATTAAAAAATCCACTTCTTTCTGCCATTTTGTTCTCCTTTCTCTTTTCTTTTATTATAACAATATATTATAATTTGTCAAGTTTTATTTTACTCTTTTCCAGATATAGCAAGTAATATATGGTTGTAAATTGTTATGTGCATTTCCCCCACCTGTATTTCCAATAGTGTGTGTATGTGTTGCATCAAGATAAAAACCATCTTTATAATTAGCTGTAGTTTCCCTTGACGTAGAATAAAATCCATTTGTGTCACCCCAATTAGAAAAAATTCCAGAAGATGTAAGACCCCACTTTTTGTCCTGTCCACTAATATTTTTTACCCCACCTTTTAAACTTTTTTCACTTGCACTATGGTTATGTGATGGCATTTCACTAACTGATAATTTATGTGCTTTTTCTCCTCCTATTTTGTTTGCTGTTTTAAAATCATCGTCATTTTCATCGACTCCAACAAGTACCCTACCTTTAATTCGTTCCCATGTTCCACCCCACTTTTTATTAGGGTCAAAACTTGAATCCATTGTTTCATATACCGAGCCAACTGGATAAAACATATTTAATAAATCGGAAATCTTTTTATCAATATACTTTATATTATTACTAATTTCTTCTACACTTGCACTTATTGTTCTTATGTCTTTTATTTCTATTTTATTTGCTTTTCCATATTCAAATGTTATATCATTTATTGTTTCATTATTTTGTAGCGTTGTAGTAACTTCTACAATTTGAGCATCTATTTCAATACCCAAATCCCTGTCTTGTATTGTCACCCAGTCTCCTAAATCATAATCTCTCATATAGACATATCTTTGATTATGCTCATTTACTGTTGCCGAATATTCGTCCATAACAGCATTTTCTTGAAACTTTTCATATGCTCTCTGTTCTATTAATTTGTCATATTCTTCATCAGTCAATGTAATATCATCTTCGCCTTCACTCTGAATGTCTCTTGCATCTATCCATAATTCTTCTCTGTTCCATGCACTCTTTTTGTTTTCTGAATCCTTTTGAATCTCATACCATTTTCTCTCTGCTCCTTCTCCCTCTCCTGCAATATAAGCCACATTCATATCGCTTTCAGAGTCATAGGAATAACTGGCTCTTTTTATATTTGACAATGATTTAGAAAATATAACTGTGTTTAATCCATTACCTCTTGTCCTATCCACTCCTGTTTTTATTAGCACTTCAAAACCTGCTACATTTGACAATCCCGAAAGATGTTCTCCATATACACTTGACAATTCAAATGTTTTATTTATTTTTGGTGCAATAACTATCCCTAATTTATATTGTTCAAAATAATCAGACATTTCCTCCCATAACTGACCGCCTGTTATTTGTTTTGTTATAAGTGTGTCCTCATACACTTTATTATCTTTCTGATAACTTATATTCATATCAACATAACGCTCTGTATTCTTCTCAAAACACCTTGTTATTAAATCTGTAACATATGCTATCAGCTCCGTATTTTTATAATCAAAAGTACCTGCAATTACTCTCTTGGAAAATAAAAATGGCATCAATCTTCCTTCAATTTTTATTGTCGAAGGATAATCTGCATCTTCTTCATTCTCTTTTGAAACTTTTTCAATTTTTCCAAATACATTATGCAAGGTATTCCAACTATCGCTTTTTGTTTTATCATTTGACATATACAATAAAACATAATATGTTTTTGTCTTGTCCAACAGAAACAAATTTTCATCAACATATCTTGCATTAATAGAAAAAGTTCCAATATCTCTAAATTTGTTGTTCCACTGTGCCATTTCATATTTTCGCAACGAACCAACTCTTCTTAAATTCTCGTTAAATATCCACAACATAACTACATTGCTCCAATATTAAAATACTGATTGTCATAATATAAAGTAACTTCTAATTGTCCTGTCGATGCATCTTCCACTTCATACATAACAATATTTTCACCTTTTTGCAACTGGAAGAAAGAACTATCTAATGTTATCTCTCCTATTAAGTCTTTTGTTTTCCCTTCGGAAGAATCATAATAATAAATGTCTTCTTCTCCATTATTTGTATTAATAACAATATAATCTTCCGTTTCAAAACTATCAACAACGACTGAATCAAACACCTTGATTTGTTCTCCTGTTGTGAGATTTCTTAGTGCTGGATGTTTTACTTCTCCATTTATAACTTTCATTACTGCTACAAATCCTGCTTTTACATCCCCTGTATTTTCTATTGTTTTTATTACCGACAACTCTTCCACACCAATTATTATACCTGTTTCTTGCGGAATTGTCAGTGGAAAATGAAATCTTTTATCAATATGTCTAAACTCTGATTTACTTCTTTCAACTTCAAAAAACATAGGGTTATAACAGGTGAATTCTGCTGTAAACAAACATAAAACCTCATTATTTTCGCTTTCCTTTACAGAATACTTTATTGGTTCATTTAATCGACATTTTAAATAATAATCTCCTGCAATTATCTCATAATCATCATAGATATTTAGAAATCTATTCAATCTTGTTTTAAAACCTATTATGTCTTTCTCTTGTTCTTTGTAATAATTCTCCCATGTTGTTCCTATTGGCATTAATTTGTTTGATACTACATAACCAATTAACTTTGGTTTTCGTATGCCAACAACTGTGCTAGATATTGTTTCGCCTATCTGAAATGGTATTCTATAAGATTCATTAGAAATGGACGGAGTATCCCAATCCATTTCATCAATAACAAATCCTGTTGAACCATCTTTATTTATTGTTATGTTTTCTTCTGTTCTTTTGTTTTCTATAACAATTTCATTTATCAAAATATCACCTCTTTCTAAATACCATATAGCAATTCTTTTTTGGCTTTTTTCATTTGCCTTGAATACTCATATGGGTCTGGCTTAGTGTTATAGAAATTAAATGTATCCCCTCCTTTATCTTGTTTATCTGTTCCCTGTTCTTTTGTTTTATCTACTTTTTCTCTCTGGTCATTTATTCTTTCAAATGTTGCATTATTCATTTCATTTAATTGTTCTAACATTTCCAGAATATCTGCCATATCCTCTTTTATACTTCCAAGACCATCTAACATAGTCTCAAATGTATTTTTCATTATTATAATAAAACTTTGCATACTTGTCAATACAGAATCAGTAATTTTGCTAAATTCATTTTTATAAACCTCAAAAGAAACACCTACATTGATTTGTTTTGTATCAACATCTGACAACCTATCTAATTCTGTTCCTAATTGTTCATTTACCTTTGGCATTTCATTTTTCAGTCCAACACCAACTCCCTGTGCAATAAAACCGCCAATTTCTGCAAATACCCTTGATGGGGATTTAATCTTTAATGTCTTTTTAGCCGTTATTGTTATTTTATCAAATTCCTTTTGAACATACTTTAAAAAATCTGGATATTTTGACTTCATTCCTTTTTTCAATCCATCTACAATGTTCTGTCCAATTTGTTTTGATGTATCTTTAACTCCAACACCTAATTTTTTTAAATCATTTTTATATGTCTGTTCTAATTTGTCTAATTCGTTTCCTGCATTATTTACTAACGACTTAATCTGATTTATATATGTTGTCTTGTCTATTTCTCTAACTGCTTCTTTTGTTGCTAACTGTTGCTTTTCTTTCCACAGGCTGACATACTTATCCAACTCTGTATCTGTCATACTATTTAATAGCTTAATGTCTGCTAAAGAATCCACACCTGCTTCTTGTAATTCCTCAATAAGACCTTTTTCAACCCCTCTCTTTCTAAGAGACTCTAATGTATTCTCCCAATCCTTTAATCCGCTAACTTGACTCTGTAAATTATCAACCAAACTTTGCTTTGTGTTTTTTGATTGACTTTCAAACTTTTTAAACAATGACAACTGGCTGTTTATTTGCTCTGCTCTTGATGTTACTGCGCTATCATATTCAGACATAACTTTCTGAATATCTTCATTTAATTTTGTTTGTACTTCCTTAACATTTTTTGCGTATTCTTCGTCAAGTGCTTTTATTTTTTTGTTTCGTTGCTTCTTTGCATCACTTAATTCTGCACTTATCTTTTTATACTTTGCTGTTCCCTTCTTAGATTGTTTTAACATCTTTGCCCAGAAATTTATTTCCAACTGCAAACTATATTTGTTGTGCTTCTTTAACTCATTTAATCTTTTATTTCCTGCACTAATGTACAACTTTGCTAACTGTTGTGCATTTTTCTTTGCGTTCTTCTTTTGTTTATTTACACCTTGTATAACACCCTTAACTATATTCTGTCCGACTTGCTCGTCAAACACTTTTGATGGTGAATGAATACCCAATGCGGATTTTGCTCCATCAACTATTCCCTTGAAGAAACTTCTCACCCTTGAAACAAAAGAATTTCTCATACTCTGAATACCGTTCCAAACGCCATTTACAATGTTTGCTCCAATAGAAACCATCTGCGAAGGTATTGACCTAGCTGTGTTTACAACACCATTTTTTAATTGATTTGCCCCTTGCACACCCTTGCTGTGCATCTTAGACACCCAAGAGGTTAGTTTGTTAATAACATTTGACAGGGTTTGTTGTACTTTACTAGGTAGACTCTTGATACCATTCACAACCCCATTGATAAAACTTCTTCCTGCCTGTATAGCTTTTGTTCTCATGCTTGCCGCCCATTTTGTTACGTTTTGAACAGCTTTTGTTAAAAAATTTTGAACCTTACTTGGCAACTGTGTAAACCATTGTATAATAGCTGTTATAAATGCGCTACCTGTTTGTTGTGCTTTTTGACTCACCTGTGTTGCAAATTGTGCCACTTTTTGAATAGCCTGCGTTAACCACATCCATATCTTTGACGGTAACTGGCTAAACCATTTAATAATAGCCGCTATATACTGTGGTAATTGTACCGTTGCAAAATTATATATTCCTAATGCAAACTTAACTATATAACCAATTCCGAGTCCTATGGCATAACCTAAATAATATGGTATCTGATTAAAAAATGTTATCATACTATTTATTGCATTTGGCAATGTTACTGTTACAAAATTCGTAAAAGCTTCTGGAATTGTCACTGTAAAAAATCCAATAAAGCTGTCAACAATTCCTCCGACTAACTCAACAAAACTATTAAATGCTTCGGGAATTGTTTCTGTAAAAAATGCCACTACATTGTCTGCGAACCCTTGTATTGTTTCAACTGCCGAATCAATAAATTCTGGTAAAGTTTCTGTAAAAAATCCTCCAACTATTTCAAATGCACTATTTACTACTTCTGGTATTTGTTCAAAGATTTCAGATATTGTTTCAAAAAATGTTTGAAACACTTCCGCTATATCTTCCAGACCTAATGCACTCAATATGTTTGCTCCGAGTTCTCCAACTAACGACAATATGTTACTTGCCAATCCTGTTATCCCTGTCAGCAATCCGCTGAATATTGTTCCGATTCCTTTTGTAAACAAATCTACATCACCATTAATAATTCCAACGGCTGTTTGCACAATTCCCTCAATAATCGTCATGACAGATTCTATTACTGTCGCTACCCCTTGAAAAGCATTTGTAAATAAAGGTGCTATCATGTTACAAAACCCTATCCATAACGACTTGAGAACATTAATTACTCCCGAAAAATCTACATTTAAACTAGAAAATGTTTCTTTTATACTGTTTATCGACTCACCTATTTTTGCTTTGACTTCATCAAATACAGAAACTATTTTATTTCTAAATGTTTCGTTTGTTTTCCACAATGTCACAAAAGCCGCAACCAACACTCCGATGACTGCGACAACTGAAAGGACAGGAACTAACATCCCACTGAATCCTGCCATAAGGCTTGATATAATTGCAGGAATACCACCCATTTGCATTGCCAATCCTGCATAACCTGCTCTTACAAGGTCGATTGATGTTTTTATCGTTTGCATTGTTGTCCCAAATGTCTTGAAAGCCGCTACTGCCATCGAAACAAATTTAAACAACTTCCTCATGATAAGCATAACTGGCCCGATAGCCGCCGCAACTAAACCAATTCTAACAATCATATCCTGTTGTGCATCTGTCAAATTATTAAATTTAGTTACTAACACATTAATGCCATCTGCTAACTTTCTGATATATGGTGTCAATCTTTGACCTATTACAATGCCTGCCCCCTCTAATGCGGATTGTAATAATGTTAAAGAACCTTTTAAATTATCCAACTGTGTTTCTGCTTGTTGTGCCGCTGAACCTGTTGCACCCTTCAATCCTGTTTTAAACTTATCTACTGTTTTTGTTGTTGCCGCTGTCATTTTGTTAAAAGCATTCATGCCATAGGTGGTAAATATTTGATTCTTTGTTGCGTTTGCTTCTTCATCGGACATACCTGCAAAGGCTTTTGATAATTCATCCACAATATCATTAAAATCTCTAGCTTTTCCAGAACCATCATATGCGGATATTCCCAATTCATCTAATGCTTTTTTTGCCTTTGATGTTGGAGTATAAATATCTGCCATTGCTCTGGCTAACATCGTAGATGCTTCTCCACCTGTTATATTCTGCTCAGCTAATCTTAACAAACTTAATGTTGTGCTGTCAACACTTTGTTTATAATTGTTTGCTGTAGCCGAAACACCAGATAAGGCTTCTCCTAATCCTCTAACATCGGTATTAGCCAATGTTGCTCCTTTTGCCATTAAATCAGCATACTTTTGAGCGTTATTCATTGAATCTCCGAAACCTTTTACAGAAGCCGTTACATACGTTGCCGCACTATCAAGACTCATTGCTCCTGCCGATGCCAAACTCAAAACCGTTGGAATTGCCTTGATAGATTCATCTGCCGACAAACCTGCTTGTGCTAATATGTTTAATCCTTCTGCGGCTTCACTGGCTGTATACTTTGTTGTAGCACCCATGTTCAAAGCCGTCTTTTGTAAGTTCTCAAAATCTTTATTTCCATTTTTGATTTGTTTAGTCGTGATTCCCATTGTTGCCGCGACCTGTGACATAGCACTCTCAAATTTAGTTGCTACACCAACCGAAGCCGCCCCAACACCAACAAGAGGGAGAGTCAAACCTTTTGTTAACCCTCCCCCTACTGTGGAAAATGCACTGCTCAAACCTTTTAACTTTTGTTCCGTTGTTGCTCCACTTGCTTGAAACACCTTTAAATCACTAATTGCAGACTTAAATCCACTTTTAAATTTGCTTGTGTCAAGTTCAAGAAAAGCAACCGCTGAACCCATGTTCAAAGCCATGCTTATTCCTCCTATATGTCTTTGTAAAAATCAGAAAAGTTTGTATAGCTTTTCTCTTTTTCTTTTCCATTATCTAATGTTATCCAGTGCGGAGTCTCTTTATTTTTAATCCGCATTAAAACATTAATGCAGGCTTCATTAAAACAATATGCTGTGTATTCATCTTTAATAGACATTACCTCGCTTGGCAAACAACCAAATTCTTTTGCAATTGCAATTACGTTTTCGACGTTTCTAGTCTTCACGAAAATTTTCTAAATTCTTTACCCCTGTCTGTGTGTAATTAAAAATAAACAACATTTGCTCGTCTGTCAACTGTACACCTGCTTCTTTGATTTCCTTATATGTTGGTTGCACGAATACCTCTCCTGCTATTGTATCAATAACGGAAAAGATTTCCTTTAACATATTATCATCAGAAGCATTTACCGCTGTACCATCATTCATAAATAATTCATTTGTTTTAACTAATAATTCGTTCGGAATTTTCCCATTTTTAGCCATTGCTAAAAGTGATGGTCTTTTAAGTTTTGCAACAAAAGGCTGTGTCGGTGCAAACGGTGGTAAAGTGACTACCTCGCCTTGTGCATATTGTTTTAATTCTTCAATACTTGTTATCGCTAACTGTTCTCTATTTACTTCTACTGCCATTCTCTCTTACTCCCTTAATCTAATTTTGAAACTTCTGTTGAACTCCTACCGCTCATAACAATAGGGGAATTTTGTTCAGCACTTCTTGTACCTGTATCAGATGCCGTTGCAAACCCTGTTGGTAATTCATCCACATAACTAATCTTATATGGTGCCTGACCTTTCTTTGGTGCTGAATTGATTGTGTATTCTGGTAATCTAAATACATCATCCTCTGAATTTAAAACAACAGGTGTTCCTTGACAATTCGGGTAAGTAATTAATTCATACTTAACGATTTGTCCAGAACTATCATAAACAGCAGAATAACAATCTAAATCAAATACTTCTCCTTTGTCTGTACTGCCTGCGGCTGGTGGCTCATATGTTGGGTAACCATCTGAACTATCTCCAACCGTTCCACCTTGAAAAATCTTAACAACATCGGGGATAAACACATTGTCTGTTAACGTGATTGTGTGCCCTGTGATTGTTGTTGTTGCCGGTTTTTGTGCAATCAGTTTTCCCAACTTAACTAATTTTATTGCATCGCTTTCCTCTGTTTGTGCTTCAACTGCAATCTTATTAGCTGTGTCAACTGCTATCTCAACTGCTGTTGTTCTAACGACAACAAGCGATACGTCTATCGTTGGGATTCCATTTGCGGCTTTCTTTGTTGCTGCCATGCCTTTCCCTCCTTACAAATTCCAATTCTCAATCTTTCTTGTGCCATAATATTGGAAACTAATCATATGCCCTTTGACACTATCATCATAATAGCTTGGTGTTTCATTTCCTGCATACATGACTAACGGAAAAATATTTTTCATCGTTCTTTTTACTTCCAAAACAAAACTTTCTAGCTCTGAATAACTCTGCTCTGGAACATAACACATAATTGTGTAAATTGGTCTTTCAGACGAAACTGTTAATGGCTGATATACTCCATCATGTTTTATAACAACATATTTTGATATGCACTCTCCTTTGTGTTGTGATGGAAAATACACATCAAAATTATTTTGTTTTAATAAATCATAAATTTGTTTTGATACTTCTTTCACCATCTTCTACCTCAAATGTCCTAACAGCCTTGTAAATCCATTTAAAATTTCTGGACTTACGTTCTGCACTGTTTCTTGTAAAATTGCATATCTACGTTCGTGTGCTAACTCTAACCACTTACCATAATCAACACCATGGCTGATATAAATTCTCGTTTTGTCACTCCCTGTTTCAACAAAACCTGTTAGCCTTTGTACTGCGTGACCTGTTCTATTTGTCCATCTTTTGTGTGTCTTTGCATAATTTTGAAACTTTTTTGCTCCCTCTGTTGCAAACATTTTTATAGCAATCTGCGATTTTGTTTGTGCTTGTGCTAAATTGTTTAACAACTCGTCTGCTTTAATTCTTACCATTAACAACCAACTCCAATGATATGTCGCACACAATATTATATAACTGTATGTTATTTTTCTCAACAACCTTATATCTATTTGAGCCAATCTCTAAAATATGTCCATTCTGTATAGGCTCTGAGTCCTCATACTTTAATAATAACAATGGCTGACCTTTTGAATGTGTTTTTGTTCCGTCTGAAATGTTTTCTGTTACATAACCCTTTGATGTGTGGAAAAGTCCTCTTACATCAACGATACTCTTTTGTTCTCCTGTTGGCTTTCCATATTCATCACAAACTAATTCGTTTATGTGATATGTTTCTCCATGCATTTTTATTTCTCTTGCAATCTTATATAGTTCAAATTTCAAATTTCTCATAACAATGTACCTGTATTTGGTGTTACATATTTCTGTGCTAACATTTTAAAATAAGAAGAAGAATCTTTTGTTGAGACTCCGCTAACATCTAATCCTGTTGTTTCTGCCTTTAAAATTAAGCACTCATAACTTGCCTTTCTTACGTCCCCATTGTTCTTTTCTAAATAATAAACTAATTCTTCATCAGAAAAGTAAGGGATTATGTTCTCCCTTACATTCATTTTTAACTCTTTCAGTGCATCCATAAACACACAACCTTTTTACAATTTTGCTTCTTTAACTGCTCTCTGAATAATTCTTCTTGCTTCTGCTACATTTTTAGCACTCTTTGTATTTATGTTATGAACCTTTGCAAACCTCATAAGTTGCTCTTTGTTCATTTCGCTAATTGGAATAGATTCAATATCTTCTGAATCTTCCTCGGAAATGTTCTGCTCAACTACTTCCTGCTCTGGCTCTTCCACTTCCTCTGTCTTCATGCTACCACCAACAATCGTGTAGCCTAATCTTTTGTATTTGTTTTCATATTGTTTCATGGTAACCTTTAACATATTAAGTTTTGTTGGCTTTCTAATTGTTACAAACATTTTTTACTCCCCCTTCCTAAACTTGGTCAACGGAGTAAATAAACACTTGGTCGGCTGTTGGAAAATCTGGTAAACAAATCTGTGTAACTTTTGTTTCCACGTTTACTGGGTCTTCCTTCGCCATTGTTGTAACCGCAACTCCTGTATCAGTAATTTTAACATTTGAAGCCGCTAAAGACATAAGGTCTGATTCCTCTGGTGTTGTTCCAAACCATGTCTGTCCTAAATTTCCACTTGGGAATAAAACAAAAACATCATCATCAACATATCTCTGTACAGCTCCGCTTTCATCAACATACTTCTTATCATTAATTGCAATTTCAATGTTTAATTCATCAAGAATAAACTGCTTGATTTTCGCATCTGATAAAAAACCTTCTCCATCTGTAAGAACAAAAATTGATTTCTTAATTTCTGTATTCTTTCTGAAATATCCCATAACGGTTGACGAAGTAACTGCTCTTGTTACCTCAACCCCTGTATCCTCAAGAATCTTATCCTTTGCTGTTCTAATATCTGTAAGGATTGAAGCCGAAGGGTCACTCCAAACTTTTGTTACGTTACTCTTGTGGTCTTCTGGCATACCATAATCATACTCATAAACCTGTCCGTTGCCCTCCATAGCAATAGCACCTGTTGTAAGAGCCATCATTCTCATACGCTCTCTCTGTGCCGCCGCACCTTTTAACAATTCCATTTCATCATCAAAAATCATATTAACAATAGAATCAATAATACTCTGGTTTCCTGTTTCAATGACTTTGTTTAACTCCTGCCGCATTTCTTCATCAACATATTTTGATTCTTTAAAAAATGGCATTTCTGCGGATAATTTCTCAAATCCGATTCTTGGTCTTGGAATTGCAGATGCATCAAAAGCACTTGGTTTTAAAACAATCGGTAACCCTTTTGCACCTTTTAACCACTGTAATTTTAATCCTAACTTTTTATTGTTTGGGAATAACTCCTGCCCCATGTAAGGCTCTAAATTCTGTTGTAATAATTCCCAATAAGCGACAATCTCGCCACTGATAATTAAATCAAAAATTGACATCTTATACCTCCTAACAAGCGATGAATTTAATCATCGGCAATGCTTCTTTTACCTGCTCTGTAATCTTTGCTTTTGTTGTTGTATCAATACGGTTTGTATTAACAAATCCAAAAATCAAAAGTGTTCCGTTTGCATCCCCTATTGTTACATCCACATCATGCAGAAGAACTCCTACTGCATCAGACTTTTCAGTAGAAGAACCTGCTTTTGCCGCTGTAAACGCTGTTGTTCTGTTATCAAGGTCACCAGTTAATGGTGTTCCTGCCTTAACAATCTTTCTTCCTAAACTATCAGCCGTTGCCACTGAATCATCAACAACAACTCCAACTGATTCTTGCAATTCTACATTTTTAAGAATTTGCGTAATGTTTCCATACTTTTCTGTTTTAATTCCTGTTTGATTAAACATCTTGTTTACCCTCCTAACTATGTGAAAAATAACTATTTTTTGTTGTTTGTTTTCTTGCAAATAATCTCTTTGCAAGACTGCCCTCTGTTCCCTCTTCTTTTTCTTCCTTCTGTTTTTCCTCCTGCATTTTTGAATTTGTTCTTGTTACTGTTCTTCTATTTTTTTTATCCTCTTTCTTTTCTTCCTCCGAAACAAAATAAACAGAACCACTATTGCTCTTTTTAATTTCCTCGATAACATCAAGAATCTTTTTATCTTCTGTTGCCTTTGACTTAGCAACAATTACTAAATCATCAACTAAATCTGGTTTTGCTCCTAATGTAATAGCGGCTAATTTCGCTTCTGCAATATCAGCACGCTCCTTTTCCTCAACAAGTCTCTTTGTAAGAGTTTTATTAGAATCATTTGCTTTTTCTAAGTCTGTCTTTTTATTTTCCTGCTCTTGCTGATATTTGCTCACAATCGTCTGTAAATCTTCTTTGCTATCCACACCTAAGGCGGCTAAGATTTCATTTACACCCTGCTTCTTTGTTTCCTCAACATTAATTTTATTTGTTTCGGTTTTGTTTTCTTTCTGCTCTGTATTCACTTCTGTTTTGTTTTCTTCTGTATTTGTTTCTTCATTTGGATTTGTTTTATTTTCTTCCATCATCATTCTCCTTTTTTATATTTGCTTTTATTTTTGCTTCCTCTTGTTTCAACATTTCCACAAGAAAAGCTCTTTCTCTTTCTTTTTTCATCCTTACACTTTCATCGGGATTATGATTCAGTGTTTCCAAGACTGTTTTAATTCTCAGTCTCAAATTTTTTGTTTTATTATTGTCATATGTTACGGTGTATTCTCTTCCACATTTTGGACACCTAAAATAGGTTATCTTATATTCTCCCACCTTTTTGTTTTTGAGTTTAATTTTAAACTCTTTCTTACACCCATCACATATTACTCTCATATTATATCACCTCTTTAATTTTCTGTCAATACTTTTTCCGCTTCTTTTTTATATTTTTCTAATAATTTTTCTCTCTTTTTATCTAATGATTCTGTTAGTCGAATTCTTTTAGAATTTAATTTCTTTCCTACCTTACCACCCTCCCTTTTTGTTTCTACTGCCTGCATAATTGTTCTTGATAATGATTCTTTTATTTTTAATGTTTCTTCATTATCAATCTGTACGACTACGATTGATTTACATTCCAAACAAACAAAATATATTATATTTAAAACATCCCTTTTTCCATACTCATAAACAACCACTTTCTTCTGTTTTAGATTTCCTTTTCCAACTACGTTATTATGCCTACACTTATCACACATTACATTTGTATTCATCTTTTATTCTCCCATAAAATCTAACGCATATTTATCTATATCTGGATATGTTCCTACAGGTGAACTATACCATTTACCTATTTTGTCAGCTATTGTACTCATATCATCTGGTATATATGCTTCAAACGTACACATACCATTTGGATGGTCTAATGGTAACTCATCTTTCTGAAATAACCTCCCATCACGACTTAAACACAACTGACAAGTTCTTCCATGTTGCCCCGAACTATGCCATATGTACCCTTTTACAAATGGGTCATTTTTATTTACCATTTCAAAACTTTGTTGATATGCATGGCTTATCATTGTTCTAGTCAACCTTTGTGCATTGTAATCTACATTTCCAAAATAAAATGTTTTCTGTCTTCCTTCTGGTATTCTGTTTCCATCTTTATCTAAGACAAATTTACCCTTACTATCTCTTTTATATTGCTGGAACTTGATTGCTTTGCTTTTCTTTGCCTGTTGTGGGTTAACATACTGCTCTAAATCTCTAGCAATCTCATAAGCACTTTTACCATACTTTGTGCCATTCGCTATGATTCTCTCAAGCTTTGTATTAAAATCTCTTGTATGCCCCCATATGGCTTTAGATAACGTCCAATCTCCTTTATATACATCACCAGAAACAATTCTTTTTACAATCGTATCTGGGACATAATAAAAAGCTTGCTCTATATCTTTAAATCCACATTTACTTAAAAATTTTCTTGTGTCTTCTACCACCACCCTTGATGTATCTCTAATACTGTTTTTTATTCCTGTTTTCAAATCTTTCTCAATTTGTTTTATCTGTTGTTCTATCTCTCGCTTTAGCATAATCAACTGGACTTTTTCCAATTTGTTATATTTACCTATCTTCTTTAATTTCTTAGACACATCCTTATACATATCTAAATAAAGTTGATATATTTGTTTTTCCTGTTTCTTTGTTAGTGTTCTTCTAATTTCTTCCGCTGACTTTAAGCTAAACTTAACCATCTGCATCACCTCTGTATGTTTTATGATACTTTAATTATTTGTCAATAACTATTCTTCAAATTTCTGATTTATTTCTTCTTCTTCGACTTGTTTATTTACTTCAATGTCCGCCCCATCCTCTTGTGTTTTATCCTCCAAAACAGGATTTGCAATCGCTCCATCAAACATACTCTTTTCATAGACAATCTGTAAAATTTCTTCATCAATTTGTTGGTCAGTTATCAAATCCTCATGTCTATGTTTTTTCAGATATGATTTTACGGAACGTAAATTATTTTGCACTTCTTCCATGTCAGAGGACTTTTCTTCCAGTTCATCATCCAATAACGCATACTTTTCATTAATCACAATATCATATTCAACATCATTTAATTGTGGAATCTCATAAATTGTTTTTGTCATATCTTTGTTTAATAAAACAATTTCCAAAACAAATTTTATTATGTTTTCTATTGCAGGTTTCCATGTTTTAAACTTTTCATCGCATCGAACCATTAAAGAATAATATAACGCTTTGATTGATTTACCACTTGTAATTGTTCCCACTAATGTTTCCTCAGAAATATTTGGAATGTCAAGTTCATTGTACATTTCAGAATTAATTCTGTCAAGCGTATTTTTTAACGCTTCTGTATGTCCCATATCGGGTGACAATGTTCCAATCATTGGAGTTGGTTCATCCAAATTCATATTATGTTCTAAATCCCAGTAAGAGCCTGCGGAAGAACTAAGATTCTTTGTTGTCTCTCTGCTCATATCTACGGTATATCTAATCGGGTTCATTCCCTTTCTAACACAATCTACGTCTGCATTTGCCAACTTGCTGTAAGTTGCTTCTCCTTCTGTCAACTGTTTAACCTCTGACATACCTCTTTTATTCATTAATGTTCCATCATTAATAATAATCGCCACAGGTATTTGTTTTAAATCTGTTTTATGTTCCTCAATTAACTTCTCCGATAAAACCCCCGAACCTTTATAAATCGCAGAACTCATATAAACAGCACCATTGCGAACGGTATATTCATTCACCAAATACAATGAACCTCCCACTGTTATATCCTGTTCAACACATTCAAACGAAACAAATTTGATTAACTTATTTGTTCCATACTGATATTCATAATAAAATTGCAGACTATTATAAAAATGAATTGCAATTCCGTCCTCTTCTGAATAGTCTACCAATGCGGCTACCCTTTTAGCAACAAAACAATCCTTTGCACTTTGTAACAAAAGATTTGAGAAACCACTATTCTTTAACACTTCATTTACTACTGTTTGCAGATACTCAACATCCTGTAAACTCTTATCATCTATCAACCTTGCTTTTACCTTGATTTCTGGCTGTTGCGAAAACATGAATCTTGCTTCTTTATCAATTAATGTTTTTATCTTTTTAAATTTATAATTTGATGGGATATAATCTCCCTTTGTCCCCTCTGGCTTGAAATCTGCCCCACACTGATAATCTAAGAAATATTGTATTAACTCATAGACCTCATTTCTATAAATGTTCCCTCTATCTCCTTTAATAAAATTCCCAAAAATAAAATATGGGAATGTTTTAGCGGCAATCAAACAATCATTTGACTTTTGTTTTTCTAATCCTATTACATCAATATTCATTCTTTACTACTCCTTTTATATCCATATACTACAATAGCACCCCAAAGGGTGCTAATTGCTATTTTTTGTATTTCTTTGCTTTATTTAATGTTGCATTTCCAAACTTACCATTTACGGTTAATTTAAACAATCTCTGCGCTTTCTCTTCTGCTTTTGCTGTGCTTTCTCCATATTTACCATCAATCTTCAAATCGGCATCTACTAACCAATTAAGCAATTCTTGTACTCTTTTAATCTGTGTTGGGTATTCTGTATATGTTTTATATCCATCACCAACTTGGAAATATCCTCTTGGCGGCAATACAGGAAATACATCCTTATAGGTAGTTGGTTCTACTGCCTTTAAGAATAATGCTCTTTCGGCTTTTCTACGTCTTGTAAGACCTCTGTAAACCCTTCCACCTGCCTTATTATAAGATAACATTTTCTCTGCAATTTGCTTCTTTGTTCTTGTTCCATTTGCCGTTAATGTTTTAATACTTCCAATGTTAAAACAAAAAGACACAAGTGCTTCAAACTCATTTTGATTCCAATGATAAATGTTATCATATCTATTGACTAAAGGCGAATATTTCTTTCTTAAAGATTCTAAAAGCCATTTGTTAGCGGTATCTTTTGTTATTTTCATACCTCTTTTGATTATTCTGCCTGTAATACTCCTATCAGAATTTGTGATACCATACCCAATAGTCCAAACTCCTACTTCATCCCTATAAGCTTTTAACTGGCATCCTTCAAACTTTTTTACAATTTTCATTCCTTCGCCATTTGCTCTAAATGTTTTCATCATTAACACCTACTTCTGGAATACCTGCAATACTTGTTAAAACGCTCACAACACCTGCTACAACACTGGCGGATACCACCATTTTCCAGTCTACAGAACTAATTACCGTTCCTGCACCAATAACGCCAACTGCTGTTTGTGCCATTGTTTTAATTGCTCTAACTCCTGTTGCCTTACACCACTTAATTGTATTCACATCTGGTTTAAATACACAATTCTTAAACATTATGCTCATTCTCCTTTCCATTTTCTTGTCTGCACATTTCAAAATCATGTTTTAACTCTATGATTTCCTTTCCATGCATGTTTATTTCATCCCATTGTTTTTGCTGTGATTTACTAACGTGTTTTTTATATTCTTCAAAGTCTCTGTTTTGTTTCTCTAATTCTTCTGTGAGCTTTCCCATCTTAACTATTAGTTCTGTCATTTGTTTTGTATTTTCATTTAATGGCTTATACAATGTTGTGAATAAACCAACTATTGCTGTCAATGCAACTACACCATATCCAATAGCAAGACTACTATCAATCATATAAACACCTCTATTATATATAAAAATTTACAGACCTTATATACAAAAGAACTTAATATTATGTTTTGTCAAGTTTAATCACTTAACTTCCTTCCTTACAATAATACCATTATAACAAGTTCTCCCTTCCTCTTGTTTTTCTACATTCTCAATTTGTTCTGGCTCTTTTATACAAGACAAATATACAGGTTTTCTATTTTCCATAATTGCAACGGCTAACTCTAAACCATTGTATAAACCTATCATATAATCATCGTGTACACCTTTTACACTCTGCTCTTGTACATCCTTTACTCTTTTTAATTCAAATAATTTACTATTCTTAAATATCATTTCTACTCCTTCTTTAATTCTTCTTCACTTAATTCTTTCCATCCTTCGTTTATTCTACACAATCACCACCTTTAAACTGATTCTATAGACTTATATGTTGCTTTCATCCATGTATTATAGTTATTCTCAACAATAGTTACTGGATAATATGTTGTAAATGCACTAAAGGCGGCAATTTCAGCAGGGGTGAGCGGAGTTTCGATGGGAGTGGCGAGAGCATATATAATGAGCACAGTATTAGCTTCCAAGTATTCAACCCATGATTTAACGGTAGGAAATTTAGAAGAGTCCAGATTGAATTGATATAAATATAAGGGAGTAGCCACAAGCCTAAATATATTTACATCATTGCCTACGCCCGCTGGGAGTATGTTACTCATAGCAGGTGCGCTATTTCTGAAATCTATTGTGACCGCTTTGTTTGCATATCTCGTCGCAGATACATTAGCGTCAATGTCATTACGAAATATCCAAAAAGATTTGTCCAGCGAGGATATGTCGACACTCTTTACCCTCTGCACCTTCACCCCTCTCTCCAAATCCACCTCGTCACACACCCACTGCTGACCATCAATCGTTACATTTCCTCCAGATGCTACCGGGATGGCGTTGAGCATGTATGTAAGATTTGCAGTTTCAAATTGTGTTCCATCTTCATTTGTTACTTTAACTGTAGGATTCACAACACTCTTAATCTCCTGTGGATATTCTAGTGACGGTGATGGCTTACCCCCAGTGTATGGTTCATATGGTACTTTTGCTTCACCAACACTTAAAATTGCATTTTTAAACTTGGTATACGTTCCAACATCATTGTTACTATCTTGATATATAGTCACTCCTGTTACATCATTTTTTAAAAAGATTAATCCTCCTTTCGACACTTGTTGACCTCCACCAAAATCGACTTGTAATTTTATACTATATGTACCATTATATTCAATAACATCTGCATCAAACCTTACCGCTGTACCTGCTTTCAAATTTATTGGAAATTTTTTTGAAAATCTATTGGTTTCTGTTTTTAAAATACTGTATGTATCATCAGCATTCTTTACTAAACATTCATTCAACATATTGTCAATATCTATTAGATTTGCCCCTGTCGTACTTTCCTGTTTACTCATGCCATAAATATTAAATTCTGTTAGCACATCATCAAAACTACCTAACTTTGGATTGTTTAATGTCAATCTTGTTCCCTCTTCTGTTTTCATAACATAATTGTCAGCAATCCCAAGACTACCATAAATTTTGTTATTCGGGTCTAACATTATCATATCGTTACGACCATATATTTGTTCATTATTTCTATTATTTTTAATCATACTATCACACTGCCTAAAAATCAACACTTGCAACTTCAACAAGTCCTTCTTCTACCGCTGTGACCTTAACAATGTTTGTTGCTTCACTTGTTCCACTTTTTCTATCTTCTATGTTATTAAATACACGCTCCCAACTTCCTGCACCAATTATACTGTAAGATTCATTGTCTCCAAGCTTTACTGTGATTTGATTATTTGTAAAATTCTTAACCAAAAACTGGCTACGTCTTAATTGCATAGTAAACACGGTTTGTATACCAGCAGAACAATTTTTTTTGTTGCACATCTTTCATATTATATTACCTCCTTTTTTATTCCACTTGCTATTGTTCATTTTCTCTGCTCTCCTTTCCACATTTCACATTAAACCTTATCCTGCTCTACTATTTGTTTTTTGTTCTTTTATATCTGCTACGGTATAATTATCTAATGCATACCACAAAGACGATAAAACATGACTATCTATATTAAATTGGTCGTATATTGGTTCATCCTTTGTATCCTTTGCATAAACTAAATCTTTTAACTCTATGATTGTATTTACACAACGAGGCGAACAAACAATCTTTTTAAATCTCTTTATTTTCTTTGTGTTCTGTAATCTACTACCAATGTACTTTTTGCACTTCTTAACATAAAAGCCCTCTTGTCTATAATACTGAATTGTTTTAGGCTCTGCACTATCACATATAATCGGTTTATCTAATGCGATAGACCTCTCTTTTACCTTTTGTACATCATCCCTTTTGGAAAACTTATCATCAGTTATGTTGTTCATATATACTTCATCATAAATATACAAAACCTTTTCTGCATCATCAACGCAACAAGAAATAAGTGCATTAAATGATGTTTCAAAACCAAAGTCAAAACCAAAGAAATGAAATTTTGATGGAATCCTATGTACAACTGCCTTAAATTCTTTTGCATTTGTAGCAACTGTAAAATTCGGTAACACTTTTGTTCCGTTTGCTCCAAACTTACCAAATCTGGCTACTTGGTACAATGATTCATCAATATACTTTAATTCCTCCAGATTGTCTATATATGATTGCGGCAAGAATGGGTTATCATCAACTGTACTATGATGATAATAAACACCATTCTTTTTGTTTACTAATGTCTTACGTCTATATAACTCTTCTTCATCCTGTATAATCTTCTTAATAATCTTGTCTTCCTTCTTTTCTGTATGTGTAAAAAATAAATCATACACCCAGTTTTCCCTTCCTACAGGGTTACACGTTAATATAAAATGCAATGTCATATTAGGCTGTCTAACACGTCCTAATATCTCTGTATAGGCTTTGTAATTTAACTCTGAGCATTCTTCCATCCAAACGATAGAAACCCCGTGTATGGACTTTATCTTCTCTGTATTGTCCATTCCTCTGAATATGATTCTGCTACCATTTGGAAAACGTACCTCCATTGGAGACTTAACAAACACTATTTTGTTTCTGTCTTTGTCTTTAAACGATAACAAATCCATATCGCTAACAATTTGTTTTAATATTTCAAAACAAGAATCTTTTATCGTTGTAAATACATTTCTTACAACCAAACAAGTACGTTTTTCTTGTAATAATTTTAACACTATCTTCTGTGCTGTTGCTTGACTCTTGCCACTACCATAGCCGCCAATTACTAAATACTTTTCATAATCCCAGTCCATGATGTAGGATGAAAACCTTTCTGATATTTTTACATCAATATCCATCTTTGTTCTCTACCTACCTCTACATAGTACAAAAAGCAATGTAATGATACTTTATATTCGCACCTACTACATTGCTTTCTGTCTATTAATAGTATATCATATTATTTTATTTTGTCAAGGCATTATTTTAATAAATCTAAAATCATATCTAAAATATCACTTGCTTCTTTATCTCTTTGTTTCATTTTTTCCTCTGTACACATTCCTGTATCTATCTCTATCTTTTTTAATGCTGTTGAAATAGATGAAATGCAACCATCTAAACTTGCAACATGACCAATGGTCAAATTAAATTCCTTTCTTTTATCTAACAGGATAAATACTACCTCTCCTATTGTTGACATTATAATACCATTCTGAATCTGAATCGCATTAAGTTTTTTAATAATTTCATCTTCCTTTGTTTGTTTTGTTTCCTGTTCTGCTCTTTCTTCTCTGTTTTTGTTTTCTTCCATTTCTTTGTTTCCTTTCTTGATTAATGTTTTATTTATTTGTTACAAATGGAAAGTATAGGAATCGAACCTATGACCTATCGGTTATGAGCCGAGTGCTACTACCATCTGAGCTAACTTTCCTTACTGGGTATGTTGGATTTGAACCAACGTATCTAGGAGTCAAAGTCCTATGCCTTACCGCTTGGCTAATACCCATTATGACGGTTTAGCCTATACAACCGACAAGGTGAAGATTACGATTACTTCGATTACAATATAATCATAACACATTTATTAGATTATGTCAACCATTAATTTAATTTATTTAATCAATTCCATTAAATGCTCTATTCATCAAATAAACATATTCGATTGCTATTTCTCTACTACATGGCATTTTCTCCATTACATCTTCTACCTGCCCTTCCAGACCATTCTCCCAAATGTATTTACCTTGTTTAGTAAAATACTCTGGATACCTACACATTCTTTCTTCTATATCCATTTTCTATTCCTCCTACCAAATACTTGACTTTTTATTTTCAAGTATTATTTCTTGTGCTTCTTGTGACAATTCTCTAAAACACAATCTATATAACTTGCCATCATATGTCCACAACATATCATCTTCATTGCCAAACTGATATGTTCCATATGCTCTTACATCCTCCCATGTTTCATAATCCCTTACTGTTATAGGTTGTCCACACTCATCTACTAACTCTTTATAAATCTTTTTATAACACTTTTCTACCATCATCCTAAACTCCTTCTATCATTAAAAACAAATATATATTTTATCATCTTCTGCTGATATATTATCTATTTTATTTACATCATATTTTTTCAATTCCTTAACCGTTAGTCTTTCTGCTTCATGCATTTCTCTATTGCTTGAATCAATTATAACTATGTTTGCATAATCATCATTAAACAGCTTTTTTATTAAATCCATTAAATCATTAATCACCATGTTTTTATTCCTCCACATCAATTTCAAAACTTGAACAAATAGCTTCTACCATTTCATTAATTTCTTCTTGTGTAATTTCTTTCTTTTCATCCTTTGGTGTTCTTCCTGCATCAATTGATTCTAATGCTTCTGTGAAGCTATATCCTTTACTCTCTACCATCCTTGCGATTTCTACATTTGTTCTCTTCATTTTGTTTACCTCTCTTTTTGTTTTCTCTATCAACTTTGTAACTTTATTATAACATCTACTCTTTATTCTGTCAACAACTTTTTTAATTTTATTCAACTCCTTCAACATTAAACTCTAATTCCTCAACATCATCTGTATAACCATTATCAATCAACCATTGTTTAACTAATTCGATTGCCTCTTCCTTTGTTTCTGCTTCTGTATAATCTCCTACCCAATCATCAAACTCCTGTGTATTGTTCTCTCTTACCTCAACATCATATAACATAATATTTACTTCCTTTCTCTTTGTTCTCTCTCTTAACTTGTCTTTATTATACAACAAACATTTTGTTTTGTCAACAACTTTTTTAAATTTATTTGTTATAATGTTCTTCTGCATACTTCTTAGCTGTCTTTAATGTTTTAGCTTCTGCATATTGTGTTCCATTTACATATAAATAATATTTACCGAACTCAATATCTTTTTCTATAACATAAGTTCCATTTTCTGTTGTCCATAATCCATTAATTAATTTGTCTTTCTTAAATTTCATCATTGTTCTTATACTCCTTTTGTTTTTGTTCTCTCTTATTAACTTATATTTATTATAACATAATATATTAATATGTCAATACCTTTTTAGTAATTTGTTTTATATTTATTTACATAAAAATAGGCACTCTAAATGAGTGCCTAAATCTTTCCAAATGTTTTCTGTATTCCTGTTCATGACTACACATTACCCTACTGTTTGCTATCTTTCAACTAAACTCATAAATTTTTTCAAATTTTTTTTGTTTGGTACTCCCTTATAATATATTAGTACATTCTGGTGAACATGTACCTGTTTTCTATAACTTCCAAACATTCTGCTTGCTCTTATTGGTGCAGAACCTAGTGCTTCTAATAACACACAATCATTGTATAAACCACAACCACACTGTTCCATTATTTTATTTGTCATACCTACAAGGTCAATATACACTCCATCTTCATTTCTTACATTGCCAACAACAATTACCGCAAATCTGTTATTCTTTAATTTATTTACAGTCTTTTGTAATATCATTTTATAAGTTTTCTCAAACTCAACAATGTTCATATTACTTATGTCTCTGTTATCATTGCTATATACTTCCAAATTAAAATAGGGTGGGCAAGTAAACAACAAATCGAAACTATCATCCTCTGCGTATTTGTCAATGTTAAGACTATCATCACATTTCCAAACCAATCCATTGTTCGGTTTTATTCTTAATTGTTTCGCTCTTTTCACATTTTCTTCTATTTGTTTTCTACTTAAATCTATGCCAGTATAATTATAGCCAAACTTATATGCCATCAGACCTCTTACTGCTCCACCTGCAAAACAATCAATAATTTTCCCACCTTTTGGACAGTACCACTTATACATAATTTCACACAATACTGGGTCAAACATACTTATACTATTCATTCCAGTAAGGTTACTACTAATTGTTTCAACACATCTTCCTTTTGTGCTATCCCCAACATAATCAAGTAACTGTTTTTTCTATCCTGCCAATATCCAGCTTTTGTATCTAACACACTAAATGGCGGAACAACATAATTGTTCAATAATGCATTTTTATTTTCATCATGCATCTTATAGTTTCCTTTTAGTTCATATCTTTGTTCTAATTTATCCCATTCATCCATATCTAAATTCCTCTTATTGGTATTTTTATTATCGGGTTATAATCAATATATTTCTTTTTCTTCTTTGACCTTCCTTTGTTTGACTTATCCAATTTAACTATATCATTCCCCCACTTATTTCTTAATTTTTCAAACTGTTCTTTTTCCCTTTCCATGCTACGATACATAGCACAACCACCTTTTTGCTCTGATTGTCTACATACATAATGATATTTGTTTAATCTCAATACTCCTCTATATTCATTGCAATTCTGTATAAACATATCATAGTCTTCTTTTAATGGTAATGTTTCATCATACCTACACTTCATACCTTTAAGAAATACACCAAAAGGCCCAAGAACAACACTGTTTGTACTAAATGGGGTATACTGCCTGTAAGACATTGTATCACTGTTTATGTTAACTCCCCACATTTTAAATCCCCATTCCTTACATAGCAAAGAATAACGATAAATGAAGTCTAACAAATCGTTTTGTTTTACTTTTACTTTCTCATATGCGTATGAGCCATCTTCTGACATTTCAAAATGTTCTATTGCTTTTAAATCATCATCAACAATGCAAACAATATCCGCACCATTCTCAAATTCTGTATCTAATATATAATTTCTTACCCTGCTGACATTTCCCTGTATTCCTTCTGGACACTTAACAATGTTTTCTTCATGTCTAGGATTATAGTCTATATAACTCTCATACTCTTCTGGTGCAACATATACTTTGCAAAATGGTATATACGCTAATGTCTCCACCTTATACCGTTTATATGACGGACAAACCACAACAATTTCTTTCCCATTATATTTCATTACCTTGCACCCTTTCTAAAGCTTGCTGACCGTCTAGCACCCTTCCTACACCTGCCCTTGTACCAAATGATTTTTTATTACCATTCTTCTTTGTAGGATATGCCTGTACCTTC